GTATTGTGTCTTTGTTGGTTACATTGACAACAATTTACATAAACACACACACATTTCATTTTCACAATGTCACAATTACAAAACTACGTTAACAAAATCAACAGTGGTGCTGGTGTTTCATCCCAGCACCTGTTATCCAACCTTGCTGAGAGGGTAGTCTATGATCAGGCCCTCGAAAGCACGGAAGCTCAAAAGAGGCGTCCGAAGTACCACTTTTCGAAGGTGGTTACTCCGGAACAGCAAAATCTGATCACCGGTGCGTACCCTGAATTCTCTATCAACTTCACCGGGACCTCTGCTTCTGTCCATGCTGTCGCTGGTGGGTTACGAGGTTTAGAACTGGAGCTTTTAATGACGCAGATTCCTTTCGGTGCTGCATGCTTCGATATTGGTGGTAATTATGTTCGGCACTTGCTTAAAGGCCGCTCCTACGTGCATTGTTGCAATCCCGTACTGAGTGTGCGCGACGGAGCCAGGTACGAATCGTACCGCGATGAGCTACGGAAAGTCTCGGCCCAAGGTGCACCGGTCGCTGGGTCGTGGGGTGTGCCAGGGCAAGGTGCCTCTTGCGTGCGTACTCGTTCTTTACAACCATATCAGGTTGCCGCTTTTGAAAGGTATTCTGTTAATCCACACGCTGTCGTATGCGACGACACTTTCCAAACCTGCAGTTTTCCACCACCGGCCCATGGGTGTACATATGCTGTTTTATTACATAGTCTGTATGATATTCCTGTTAATGAGTTAGGTCCCGCGCTACTTAGGAAGAATGTCCACGTGGCCTACGCAGCTTTTCATCTCTCTGAGGAGATGTTGTGGAAGGACGCCGACGGTATCTACCCTGTTAATGATATCGACGCGCAGTTCGAACGTAATGGCGATAGATTGGTCTTTCAATTCCGCAACGAAATGACCATCAATTATGAACACTCGTTCCGCAACGTCGCTGCTCATGCCCTTAAGACATTTTATCCAGCAGGTGAGGGGAAAATTTACTTTAAGGAGTTTTTGTGTCGTAGAGTCGGTACAGTCTTCGCCAAGTTTACGCTTGTAGATACCGCAAAGTTACATCGTTCTGTTTTCCATAGGTCTGTTGATGGGAGTGCTTTTATTGATGCTATGGACGAAGCTTTTGAATTCAAACGGGACGCGGCTCTTTTTGGAGCAGAGCGTCAACTTTTAAGGGATAAAGCTTCGCTTAGTTTGTGGTTTCCCCATGCGCATAATAAGGTTGAGATTCCTGTTTTCCGCGCATCAATGATCGGTAAGAAGAAGCTCAACACGTCCAAAATGCTGGTCGATAAAGACTTCTTCTATACCGTTTTTAATCACGTTATGGGCTATCAGGAGAAAAATCTCAACTTTCAAGTTGTGAATAACTTTGTCGAGTCGGTCGTTAGTAGGGTAGTTATTAACGGTACGTCCGTGCGTGCAGAATGGCAGGTTAGTAAAGATCTTATTTGTGATATTTCCCTTACTTTGCTTTTGCTTGTTCAGTTGCGTCGTTTGGAAAATAAAGAAATAATAAGTAAAATACCTTTAGCTAGTGACGGTTTCTGGTCTACCGTCACTAATAATATGTGTAAGTTTTTTAGTAATTTATGGCCAGATTTTCTCTCTTTTAGTGTCGAGCACGGTTGGCTCCAAGTTATCAATTCTAAATTGGTGGTTAAAGCACCGTCGGAGTTTTTAACTTTCGACGATTATCTTGTAATGGAGTACCGTGGAAGTTCAGACGGCACTGACGTCGTCGATGTCGACGCATTGATTGAAAACAGTGATAAACTTTACGCTGAAGTCGGCAGGTTGGCCCAACTCTTCCCAAATCTGTCTGTTGATGTGGGGAAATTCAGAGAGTTCTGCAACAATGAGAGGTTGTCGCCTGAGCACGTTGCTAAAGTTTTTGAGGCGATACAAAATGATCAAGTTGGGCTGACAGTTACTGGTGGCGGTAGTTTGGAACAGAACCTGGTAGAGGCGTGCAAGGTTGCTCCTTCGGTGGATAACGTTGTGGTGTGTAGCGAGAATGCCCCCGAAAGGTTTTTGCATGATGGCATTGTTAGTGGCAAACTCGTTCTACCGCTCAGCGGTTCTACAGCAAGTGAGCACAACTTCTGGTTTACTGACGATGATGGTAACGTCACTGATCTTTCAGATTTCCATATGTTACCAGCTGATGTTATTGCCAAGCCTCAGAAAATGGCAATCTTTTATAAAGGTTCTACAAAGCAGCAGCAGATGCTGAACTTCTTGGACTATATGGCTGCGAGCTTGTGTGCTACCGTCAACAACTTGCAGAGAGCTCTGAAACAATGGTGGGCTGGAGATGTTAAGAACCCGCGTGATATCGGGGTTTTTGATTGCGCCAAAGGCAAGTGGATTACTGAACCGGGTAAAAAGAATCACACATGGGGCGTCGCTCAATGTCATGACATGTCGATGCGCATAGTGTGCGTGGACTACATTGATGGGAAGATAATACCCGATGAAAGGTGGAAGGCTGTGGCGGTGTCTTCGGAAACAAAAGTTTATTCTTATCTCAAGATGCTGCACAATTTGAGAGGAACCTTGCGTGATGGTACCCCTCCTGAGCCTCAATGCTTCACTACTCTGTTCGATGGTGTTCCAGGGTGTGGGAAGACATCGGAGATTCTCCGGTCTTGTGATTTCTCAAAAGATCTGGTTTTGACCCCGACTAGGGAAGCCGCCCAGATGATACGACGACGTGCTAATGAAGCAGACAAGACGAGAAGGGCGGACGTGCACAACGTTCGGACTATCGACTCGTTCATCATGAACCCGTCTCGCTGTACTTTCGACGTCGTCTGGATGGATGAAGGCTTAATGTGTCATCCCGGTCTGATTTGGTTTTGCGCAGTGATGTCCCAATGTTCACAACTCAAAGTCTTTGGGGACACGAGGCAAATACCTTTCTTACCTAGGGTTGACAATTTTGATTTCCCTGACAGGCTTAAGACTCTCGGAGTGGACAAGGTTGAAGGTCGTTCTGTTACTCACAGATGCCCTACGGATGTGACTGTTTGGTTATCTGACGTCTATAAACGTACAGTCACCACCACTTCGAGTATTGATAGGTCAGTTAGTGTTCGACTTGTTCCAGGAAAGACGTGCTTTGACGCTAAATCTTTCCCTTTGCCTGGAAAGGTCATCACTTTCACACAGGCGGAGAAGTTTGATTTGCAAAAGGCTGGATATGAGAACGTTAGTTGTTTAGACGATGCTAACAAGACTAATAATCTTGTCAACACCGTCCATGAAATTCAGGGAGAGACGTATCCAGTTGTTTCTCTTGTTCGGTTGAACCCTCACCCCATAGGTATTATTAAGAAAGATGGACCACATATCGTTGTAGCTCTTAGTAGGCATACGCAAGCCCTTGTGTATTATACTGTCACTGCGGATGCCGTTGTTAATACTATAGATAGAATCAAGAGTGTTAACCCTTTTCTACTTGATATGTATAAACACGTAGGTGGTACCGCATAGCAATTAACGTGTCGTCCATTGCAAAGTCGTTCTAACATGTTCATACCTACTGCTAAGTTGGGTGATCCATCTGATTTACAATGCTTTTATGACAGGATCTTACCCAACAATTCGACTGTGCTCAACGACTATGACAGTTTCACCTTGAGAGTGAGAGACATTCATCTCAACTTGGACGATTGTAGACTCGACCTGTCAAAGGACGATCCAGCAATCTGTCGGAGGCAGTCGGGTTATCTGCGTCCCGTTCTTAGAACCGGTACGGAGAGACCTCGACAGCCCGGGCTCATTGAGAATGTCTTAGCTCTTATCAAGAGAAATTTCAATGCACCTCATCTTCTTGGAACTGTAGACGTCGATGCAATGGCCGACACCGTAGTGGATAAGTTTTTTAAAATTTTCTTCCCTGATGGTCTTGATGATTGTAGTAATAGGTTGATGTCTGAAGAGAGTTTCAATGATTGGGCCGCTCAACAGTTGCCCTCTACTCTAAGTAAATTAGAAGTTTTCGATCATATAGATTTGCCTGCTGTAGATGCCTATACTCATATTATTAAAAGAAGACCAAAAATAAAGCTTGATGACTCCATTTGTTCCTCGTATCCGGCGTTGCAGACCATCGTTCACCATTCTAAAGAAATCAACGCCATCTTTGGGCCGATTTTCAAGGAACTGACTCGAGCCTTTCTTTCCAGAGTCGATGCTACTAAGTTCTTATTCTACACCAGAAAGACTCCGGAGGACATCGAAGAATTTTTCTCCGACCTTCCTTCGGTTGATCAGACAGATGTCTATGAGCTCGATATCAGTAAATATGACAAATCCCAGAATGAACTGCACTGCGCCGTCGAGTATGCGGTATGGAAACGTCTTGGTTTCCATGGGTTTTTGGCGAAGGTCTGGGAACAGGGTCATAGAAGAACAGTTCTCCGCGACTTTATCGCTGGGATTAAGGCCGTCATTTGGTTTCAAAGGAAGAGTGGAGACGTCACAACTTTCATAGGTAATACTATTATTAATGCCGTAGCTATGTCTACCCTCCTCCCGTTGGAAAAGTGTGTTAAAGCAGCCTTTTGTGGTGACGATAGTGTCGTCTACTTACCCAAGGGTACGGTAGTCGGAGATATTCAAACAAAGGCAAACCTACAGTGGAACTTTGAAGCAAAACTTTTTAAAAAACAATACGGGTACTTCTGCGGCAGGTTCATCCTACCACATAGTACTGGCTGTGTTGTTTACCCCGATGTTCTCAAGGTCATTGCCAAACTGGGCACCAAGGACGTCACCGATTGGACGCATCTGGAAGAGTTGAGGGTCAGTATGTGTGATACCTATAAGCAATTAGGTAATAGTGCTTATTTAGATTTGCTTAAGGTAGCCATGTCTGAGGTTTATCCCTCAGTCGTGGACTTGCGTTTTGTAGTGTGTACACTGTGGAGGTATATAACTGATAAAGTGTTATTTAGGAGTTTATTTTTGGATTTATAGTCGCCATGTCTAGTTTGTGTGTTTCTGACCCGGCAGTGCTGCTTAGTCCCGAACTACACTTGAAAGTGCCTCAACTCAAATCTCTGGTTCAATTCTGGAAGAAACCTTTCAAAACGTGTAGTATTTCAATGTCGGATGTCATAAAGGTTGCAAGTAGCAACCCGTTATCTATTGCTGTAGATTTTTCTAGTGCCATGCCATCGGGTCCGCGTAACTTCAAGTATGTTTATATTTTGGCTGTAGTTCTGACTGGGAGATGGCATTTGTCTGAGTCCTGCCCTGGCGGTGCCACGTTTGTTTTGTATGATAAGCGTCTTTGTGGTAGAGCCGAGGGTATTTATGGTAGCTTTTTCTCTAAAGTGAGTGCTTCGAAGTTTCAAGTTAGGTTTTCCGTTGGTCATTCTATGACTGTTAATGACTTGCTTAGGAATCCTTTGCATTTGTGTTTTTCTTTAGAGTCGGTACCGTGTCAAGAGGGGTACGAACCGCTCTCGGTGGAGGTCTCTAGTTTACAACTCTTTACAGACTGTATACTAGAAGAGTCTCTTTCCGCGAAGTTGGTTAAATATCCCGCTCTATGTACAGATAATATGTCTGTTATTAGTAATGTTGATGATGTCATTTTCAAATTCAATAGTGTTTTGAACGTCGACAACGTTCCTAACAGTGTTAAGAATGTTGTCAAGTGTAATAAAGTCTTTAAGGGTCGTAGAAGTAGAGGTAAATGGGTTGGGTCGCAAAATGAAGTGGTCGTTAAAGACGGTACGAATGTAACGCCTCATCGTTTAATTGCGAAAGATGCCTTACATCAACGTACAACCGAAAGACTTCGTTTACCTGACCAGGTCATGGGTAGACCCCCAGCGTCTGATACAGTTTCTGAGCGATATGCAGACTCAGGCTTTCCAAGCACAGCAGTCTCGCACACAACTTCTGAACGAACTGTCGACGATGGTGGTCTACGGTCCGACCAAATCGGACCGTTTCCCTATAGATACGTACCTTATTAATATTACTAAAGGTGGTCTAAGTGCTTACTGGTTCGGTTTGACTCAGTCTGCGGATACAAAAGATCGCGTTTTCGAAGTTAGTGAAGCACGCGCTGTAACTAACGCTGAGTCTAAGCTGGCAACGCAACGTGTTGACGATGCCACCGTAGCTATAAGAAATGCTATTAAGAGTACTCTTAGTTATTTAATAGCTGGAGAAGATATTTATAGCAGGACGTCATTTGAAGCGGCGCTTGGCTGGATATGGCAGGAAAACCTTCCACCTCCACCTCAAACCGCTGCAAGTGACAGTCGTACTTAAGGATCTTTCTCAAAGTGTTTTTCCATTCGCTCTGTTAAATGGAACGTGGGTGTAACGATATACACCACAGTTTACCAGTCCTGTATAATCGAACTGGTTGTCGTCTGGAACTGCTACGTTAACGCCTTGTGTAGGTATTGCGTTGGCGACGTAAAACAGCAGGGTGGTTCGAATCCACCCTTACCCCGGGTAGGGGCCCA